GGATCCGGAATTTTAAATGTAGTCTCTTCATCATATGCAGTAACTTCATCTCATGCACTAAATGCTGGTGGTACCGATACAGTAGTAGTTCAATATGGACATACAAGTGGAAATGCTCTTGGGGATAGTGCTGATTACTTTATTGGAATGGGTACAACAATGGGTAATACTGGAAATTCATCAATTCAAATAGGAATACAAGCAGGTACATTAGTTAGGGCCGATATTGCTACTTATAATGCATCTACATTTGGGTCAAGTGAGGCAAGCACAGTTAGTGTCTTTAGTAATAATTTTGCTCAAGAAGATACAATTAGTACAAGTGTTCTTTTTAATGCAAGACATAGCCTTGTTTCTGTTACAGGATTATCTATTAGTTTAGCTGCAGGTCTATCAGCCATAAAATTGCTTACTCCTGCCTTTACAACTAACCCAGCAAGTGCTAAAATAAACATAACTCTTTATATAGAAATATGAGCGTAACAATATACACATATAAACAACAAGGAAATGGTACAAATAGTTGGCACGTTGACATTCATGATTGCGAAACAGAAGATCAAGCAAATAACGGAAATAAAATCTCTCGAAAACTCGTTTTCAATAACCCAACAAAAAAATCCTATTTTGTCCCTACAGAAACTTTTGAGGGAAATATACTTGCTAGCGGAAATTATATAGGCACTCGAGAGTTTGTAACATCAAGTGCTACAAATGATGATGTATCTCAAGGAGATATTATTTATTTTGGAAGTGGCACTCCAACACAAGGAAAAGTTGTTTACTTAAAAAATAATGGCCAATGGCAAACAGCAGACTCTTCAGGAGAAACAGCTAGTAAAGGAATGTTAGGGATTGCTTTAGGTTCTTCCCCAACATCCGATGGAATATTAATAAGAGGAATGTATACCCTAGACCATGATATAGGAGACACACCTGGCTTACCTTTATATTTAAATTCCGGAGGAAATGCTGGAAGAGCTACCTCCACAGCACCCTCTACATCAGGGCATGTAGTAAGAGTATTAGGATATACTCTAGGTAGCAATGATGAAATTTGGTTTGACCCTAATAAAACGTGGATTAAATTATCATAAAAGAAATAAAATGGCAGAATATACTACACAAGAGTTACAAGAAATGTTGGACCAACAAATGATAGATGATTTGGAAGCATCTGTTGTAATGACAGAACTTGAAACTTTTATTGAAGATGTTAATACTTCAGAAGATTTAGAAACACTCCCAATTAGAATTGACAATGTCATTGTAGGACACATTTTAAAATCTAATCTATTAGATAAAAAATATATAGAACAAAGACATTACCTTGAAGAAACAGAAAATGGGGAAATAGTAAGCAGAGCAGTCTCAGGAAAAACCTTTATTACAGGATCATATTTAGACCCTATAGTGAACCCTCACATGAAAATAGTTGGTACTAGAGAAAAAGATAGAACAGTTTTAAAAGGATAAACTATGGCAGCAATATATTACGTAAGTGCACAAACCGGAAATGATTCAAATAATGGAACATCTGTGGGAACTTCAAAAGCAACTATCCAAGCAGGACTAGACTTAATTTCAGAAGCAGGAGATATAGTATATATTGCTCCTGGAACTTATAGAGAGATTGTAGATTTAACAAGTGCTGTAAATGGTAGTGCAAATGACCACATTAAAATCATAGGGGACCCAGACTGCGAGATTTTTACTAGTGAAGAAAAAGGAGTAATTAGATTAACTCATACTAATAGCCAAGACCTAGGAGCACAATCTAATTCAGCCACAAATATATTTTACGTAAACAAATATTATGTGGAAGTACATAACTTCCACATAGATGGAGGGGGTCATGACTTTCAAGGTACCCTTAACTCTCAAAAAATATCATATGCTTTGCGTGCCCAAGCAGAGGGCCGTGCAAACGCCTTTAATTGCATTGCCCAAAACGCAGGATGGTGTTATTATAGAATGAATACATTTAATTGTATATCTGTCGGGGGTGAGTATGGGTATTATGAAGGAAAAAAACACGTAAATTCAATTTCTATAGGTGGGTATGCTGGATTTTATAGAGGGGATTATATTATTGATTGTTTAGGTATAGGTGGAGGAATATCTAGTTTTTGGTATTGTGATGAGGTTTATAACTCTTGTGCAATAGGAGGAAATAATGGTTTTAGAGGCAGTTCAGGAGATTTAATATTAGATTCACTAGCAATAGCCACAGTATCCGGATTTAATGGAATTAGTACTACTTCGGGTGCTATAATTAGTGGAAGTCATTCTGCAGGTAGTAGATTTCCTTTTTACAGAGGAAAAGTTAGCAACTGTTCAATAGGTCCTGGCCATGCACGACTAAATACATCAACTGGTACATTCCCTAACTCATCTACATTTACTATTGGAGATAATAATGTAATACTAGGTAAATCAGTGTTATATTCATACTCTCACTTAAGGGATGTTGCAAGAGTCTTCAAACCTGATTTATTAAATGAAGGATTAAGAGGAAGAAGTGACTCGGATAATAATGCTACTCGAGAATGGAATAGTGGAAATATCCCTATGCCTTCAATAAAAATAGATACCGATATATTAGGTCACCCACGTGAAATGGGTTTAACCACAACTGAACTACACCAACAAAACTCTAAACAATCCCAAAGAGATATAGGTCCTTGGGAATTTTCTACTGTAACATATACTAGTTCATACTCCCAATCAGAGGGTGGAATCTCAATATTTGGAGAAGGACTCCATTCTTTTTCCATACCTGTAGCTTCTGGATCAGCAGTTACCGCAAGTGTTAATACTAAATGGAACTCCACCCACGACACCCAAAAACCAGGGTTGGCTTTTAGATATGAATCAGGATACCCTTCATCATCAATTATGTCAATAGATACAGGGCAACAATACTACACTGGATCTCAACTAGATATAGTTTCATCCTACTCTACAGCGGGGGTAAACACATGGCAAAACATATCAATTAGTATACCACCAAACGATAAAAACCAAATATATCAATTACAATTAAAATCAGGAAATACCGGATCTAGTAACACATCAATATTTAGTGATTTAGAAATAACATGATATTAAAAAACGGAACTGTCCATAACATAGCATCTGCTAATAATATTACATCAAATCGAGGAAAATTTATTTTTAAGAATGGTACAGTATCATCTGTATTAACCTATAAAAAAATAATATCACCCCAACAATCATCACCACAAGGGTATCCTCATTTAGTATTAAGTGTTGATTCTAGCAACATAGCTAGCATAAGTGTAGCTTCATTATCTTCTATTAGCAATATATCTGGCACAGAATAAAATACTTATAATATTTATAATAAAAATTAAATGGCTAATACTTTATCAAAAACAGGAATAACTACAGGAAATACTGTTAAAACTGGGCATGTAACACAATCTGTGGATGCCTTCACTGGTACTGAAGCATATAATATCACCATTTCAGGTTCTTTAACTTTAGGGAGTGGAACTTCAATGGCAGGTACAGCTTCTTACGCTGTTACTTCTTTATCTTCATCCCATGCCTCGTTTGCCAACACCTCTACCTCTGCATCTTATGCTAACACCTCTACCTCTGCATCTTATGCTAACACCTCTACCTCTGCATCTTATGCTATAACTGCATCGCATGCCTTAAATGGAGGAGGAGGAGGAGACACTTTCCCCTTCACAGGATCTGCAATAATCTCAGGAAGCTTAACAGTAATAGGAGATTTAAACTCCCCTTATACTTCTATAAATAATTCATCAGGTATAAATTCATCAATTGAAAGTGTTGGACATGCCGGAGGGATTATATGGGTAGATTTAGGACAAAGCGCAACCAACGACATCAGATTAAATTTAGATACTATTCCTACAATACCAACAACCTATACTTTTCTATTTTCATCCCCCACACCAGGAGCTAATGCAAATTTTAGATTGACTCAAGGTAATAATAAAGCATATGGAAATATTCTTAGTGCTGCTGGGGGACTAGGACAATTTATTTCTGCATCTGGTCAAGTCCAATCAAACAATGCAAGACCATTCCCTGATACTAAAATTGAACTAGCCAGCTATTCAGATGGTTGGAATATCCAGATATACACAGCAACAGGAAGTGATTGGGCTCTTTCTTAATTAAGTTTTAAATTCATAAAAATAAAAATATGCCAATTGTTACAGAAAAAAATAGTTTAACAAAAGAAGAATTAAATACGTTACGTTCGTTACAACAAGATTTTCAAAACATTCAATTTGAATTAGGAGAAATTGAAGTTGTTAAAATACAAATAGAGGAAAGATACGAAAGTGTTAAAAAAACTCTAAAAGAAACCCAAGTAAAAGAACAATCTTTTACAAACTCTTTAAAGGAAATTTATGGAGATATTTCATTAAATGTTGAAAATGGAGAGTTTTCTAAAATATCCCAAAATTCTTAAATATTTATAAATAAAACATATTAGATGGCCGAAACTATATTATCTCCTGGAGTAGTAACCAATGAAAATGACCAATCATTTATTACCCAACAACCCATTGAAGCAGGGGCTGCCATTATTGGTCCTACAGTAAAAGGTCCTGTTGAAAGACCTACAATTGTAACAACTTATTCTGAATATGTAAACACATTTGGTACTTCACTTATTAGTGGAAGCCAAGACTACACATACTTTACTTCAATTTCAGCATATAACTATTTTAATAACGGTGGGACTTCATTGTTAGTAAATCGTGTTACAAGTGGCTCTTTCACACCTGCTACTAGTTCATTTATTTCTGGTAGTGACGGAACCTTAGGAACAATATTTAACCTTGAAACTATATCTGAAGGAATCATTATGAATAGTGATTCTACTGAAAATGCAGATGGGTCTATACCTTCTGGATCTTTAGATAATGTAAGATGGCAGATTGTTTCCCCAAATACATCTTCTGGTACTTTTACTTTATTAATCCGAAGAGGAGATGATGACAGAATTTCACCTGTAGTATTAGAAACATGGGATAATTTATCACTTGACCCAACTGAACCTAACTATATTGAAAAAATCATAGGTAACCAAACTACTACAATAGCTACGGACGGCTCAGACACTTATATCCAATCTTCAGGCACTCACCAAAACCAATCCAGATACGTTAGAGTTAGTCAAGTAAATAAAAGAACACCTTATTATTTAGATAATTCTGGAGACCCAGTAACAGCATATACCTCATCAATTCCAATAGCATCAAGTGGTTCTTTTGGAAGTGCTATAGGATCAAACATTTCTACAACTGAAGGAAAATATTATGATGCTATAACTGATACTAACACACAAGGGTTAGTAGCTTCTGATTATACTCAAACCATAAACCTTCTCACTAATAAAGATGAATATCAATTTAAGTATATTTCAACACCTGGATTAGTTAGAGACTTTGCTTCTCATGCCTCAGTAGTAAATTCATTAATTACAAAATGTCAAGAAAGAGGTGACACAATGGCTATAGTTGATATGTTAGATTACAATGCTAATATATCTGAAGTAGTAAGTGAAGCATCTACTGTAAACAGTTCATATGCTGCTACTTACTGGCCTTGGCTACAAACACTCGACCCTAACACAGGACAACAAGTTTGGGTACCTGCTTCAACAATGATGCCAAGCATCTATGCCTTTACAGATTCAATCTCTGAACCATGGGTTGCACCCGCAGGTATTAATCGTGGAACATTATCTACAGTAATTAAAGCAGAAAGATTTTTAACACAAGGAAATAGAGATACTTTATATGAAGCTAATATAAACCCAATTGCTACATTCCCTAATTCAGGAGTAACAGTATTTGGGCAAAAAACACTTCAGAAAAAGAAAAGTGCTTTAGATAGAGTAAACGTACGTCGTTTATTAATTGAGTTAAAATCAACAATAAAACAAATTGCAGATGCTTTAGTATTTGAACAAAATACTGTAGCAACACGTAATGATTTTGTATCTCAAGTAAACCCATACCTTTCCTCAGTACAACAAAGACAAGGTCTATACACATACAGAGTAGTAATGGACGAAACAAATAATACCCCAACAGTAATTGATAATAACCAACTTGTTGGCGCTATTTATCTCCAACCTGTAAAAACTGTTGAGTTTATAGTACTAGATTTCAATGTTACCCAAACAGGAGTAACTTTTGAATAAAAATATAATATTTATAATAAAACAAATTACTAATATAAAATGGCAAACTTTTCAGCATCACCAGGAGTGTCTCTTAATGAAATCGATAACACATTTATTTCACCAATCCCTGTTAAAGTAGGAGCAGCAATAGTAGGACCAACTGTTAAAGGACCTGTAGAAATTCCAATAGTAGTAACCTCATATTCAGACTATAAAAATAGATTTGGTGGTTCACTTATAAGTGGAAGTGATACTTATTCTTATTTAACATCAATTGCAGCATATAACTACTTCAATAATGGAGGAGAAACATTATTAGTAGCTAGAGCAGCATCAGGTTCATTTACCGCTGCTACTTCAACTACAATCCCCAACTCTATCTCAGCAACATCTTCTTCATTTGCCTTAGAAACTATTTCTGAAGGAATTATCATGAACAGCTCAGGAACATTAAGTGCTGATGGTTCATTAGCTGGAGGTACAGATGATAATGTTAGATGGGAAATTACAAACTCAAACACAGGATCAGGTACATTTAATGTATTAGTTCGTCAAGGTAATGATAGAACAAATAAAAAAGTTGTTCTTGAATCATTTACAAACGTAAATTTAGATCCAAATTCCCCTCGATATATTGCAAGTGTAATTGGTGATCAAGTAGTTTCTTACAACTCAACCGAAAATCAAATAGATATTACTGCTGGTTCATTTCCTAATAATTCAAGATATGTACGAGTTAAAAATATAACTCCTACCCCAAATTATTTAGACAACTCTGGAACAGCTGTTACAGCTTATACAGCCTCTATCCCAGTAAACGGATCAGGTTCATTTAGTGGAGCAACAGGTGATGTTGCACCAGGAGCTAATTTCTATGAAAATATAAATTCCACAAACACCCAAGGATTAGTTTCAGATAACTACACTAATATGATTAATCTCCTTTCAAACAAAGATGATTATTCATTCAACGTATTATTAACACCTGGATTAGTAAATTCAGCTGCTACACATACAAGTGTAATTAGCTCAGCTATAACAAACACACAACTACGTGGAGACAGCATTTATGTAGTTGATATGGTAGGATACGATGGAACGTTAGCTGAAGCAGTTACACAAGCACAAACACGAGATAACTCATACGCTGCTACTTACTGGCCTTGGCTACAAATTCAAGACCCAGAAACAGCAAAACGTGTATGGGTTCCTGCCTCAACAATGATTGGAGGAGTTTATGCTCACACAGATAAATCATTTGCACCTTGGTTTGCACCAGCAGGTATTAACAGAGGAGGT